ATAACCCGACTGAAGGAATAGATAGTGGAGAACGAAAAGATATTACAACTGTTAGTACAGGTTGGCACTCATATACCTTTAACGCTACAGGTCGAGGATGGGTAACTGGTAGCTACGCACAGTTGGGACTTAGAGAGGGACATGATGTTCAAGATGTAGCTATTACTACTACGGGTTCTCTTCGTAGATCTGGTCTTACTTATGATGAAGTGGGGGGAACAAATGAACCTTATCTTGATGTAACAACAGCGGCTGGCGGCGAAACAGTAACTCTTACAAAAGTATCTACAAATTATTCAGGACTTAATCTAAATGAAGCCTTCGGCCTTAATAGTCTTGCTTTAGTTTACACAGGAAAGACACTAACTGCTACTATCAACGAAATTATTACTTTAATAAAAACAGCACTATCTTTTACAGGAAAGTCAGTAGATACTTTTATTGCCGAGACTATCCTTCTAGTAAAACAAAGTCTTGCCTTTACAGGGAAAACTCTTAATATTTTTACAACGGAGTTAATAAATCTAGTAAAAGTTTCCTTAACCTATACAGGGCTTAACTTAGATGCTTTTGTCGGTAGTATAGTTAACCTTACAAAAGGAACGTTAGCTTTCATAGGAAAGACTCTATACCTAAACGATCTTGTTTCATTTGCTAAAGCAAGTCTAGTTTTTACAGGAAGGGTTTTATTTTTTAGTATATTATTAAACCTAGCTAAATTAAGTTTATCGATCACAGGAAAGACTCTATACACCGCTTACACGCTTTCTCTTACACTAACATCGCTTACTTTCACAGGAGGAAGTCTTCTTCTAAACGAATTACTTAATTTAGCGAGGAAGACTGTATCCTTTACAGGTAAAAGTCTTAATATATTAGAAGGAAACGTAATCCTCTTTACAAGAGGTATTCTATCCTTTACGGGAAAAGCCTTCAGTACTTTTACATCAGAGACTATTATATTAAGCAAGGCTTCGTTAGTATTCACAGGTAAGCTTATTTTAGGTCTTGGCGCTGCTTTACAGCGAGGTCTTAGAAAACTAGGCCAAGCTCAATCACAGAAATAATCGAGGAACGATATGAAAATTTTTAAATTCTTTAAACGAAAAAAGAAGGAAAAGAAGGAAGGAAGAATACTTGAAACATCTTTCGGTGGACAGGAATTAATATCTAATCCACATCCTCCAATTGCTATAAAACGAATGGAGAAAAGATTAGAGACTGTCGAAGGTATTCTTTTAACTCTTGATAAAAAACACCCAAAGAGGGAAGAGTTTAGACAAGCAGCGATAAGACTTAGAAGTAAATTAAAAGTAACTAAATAGGAGGAAAGAACCATGGCATGGGTAGCTTTTCATAAATGGAAACAAGGACAGTTGGACGGGGCTTCGCAGCCTAACGCTCCGGTAGATTTTAATACAGATGATATTCGATTATTGCTAGTCAAATCTACTGCAGCCCCAACAGTAGCGACAGACGAAGATGTAGCGGATATAGTAGCAGCTTCAGGTGAAGTTACAGGTACAAATTATGCAAGGAAGACGTTAACAGGAGAAGCAATTACGCTTTCGGCAGGGACTATTACTTTCGACGCAAGCGATCCATCGGCATACTCGCAGAGTTCTTCAGGATTTAACGACGCAAGGTATGCAGTACTTTATAAATACAACGCAGCTGATGCGTCAGCTCCTGTGATTGCTTACTATGATTTCGGGTCAAACAAGGGAAATGTATCTGGGACTCTAACATTGCAGTTCAGTGCTAGTGGAATCTTTACATTTGCTTAAATCTTTAATCCCTAACGAAGGAGGGAACAATGTACACAAAGTTATTTAATAAAAAGGGAATTTTACATGTTACGTCGATAGATAAAATTATTGGAGAGTTACTAAGTAACGGAGAGTTTAGTATTCAAGTTTCTGGAAGATTGGCTCCTAGTAATCCAAAAGGAGCTAGACAGATTCCTTGGATATTTATTAACGCAAACGTAAGGCATAAATTTTGTTCTGTTTGGAACTCAGTCTATTGCGGAAAATTTAACCTGATTCCGACACACTGTAGATTTAACTGCTGGAAAACTGTAATTAAACCTAGAAATATACTAGAACTCTTCGATTGCTACAATGCCTTAAAAAGTTTAGACCTGCCCAGTAAGATAGGAATAGATGTACGAGATTATACATACGGAGCTTATGCAGGATTTATCTATGCAGATAGTCTTGAGGAAGGAAAGAGATATTATCAATTAACTAGAAGGCAGATATCTAATAAAGTTCCTATTATCTTAAAACGAGGTTGTACTGAAATGGAGAAACTTAAGCCTTCTAATACTTGGGATGATGTTTCAGTAGAAGAGCTTAGACTCGAAGAGCGTTTAAACGATCTATTTCAGTTTAACGAAATTAACTTCTACCAAGGCGGCTGGCTGATTCAGGAAATTAAAGAGCGTTGGATCAAACACAGTATTAAAATAGGCGATAAGTTTGCACAAGAGGCAGCTGAGAAGTTCTCTCTTAACCCTGATGTATGGAACAATCTTGTCGTATCAAGCGTCACTTATCACGATAAGGAGAACTAATTATGGCAACAGAAGTTCAATCTAAAGGAACGATTCAAATTACAGGAATAGCTGCTGATTGGGATTGGGGAACAGTGATGACTGACTTTCCAAATGATGTAAGACTTGCATCTATTACATTCGTTCCGGGAGCGGCTAATGATAAACTAATCGTTAAAGAAGATAGCGCTGCAGGAGCCGTTATTATGCACGCTTTATGTTTAGACACAGACGAGAAGATTAAATACTTCTACGGAACTAAACATTCTCCGTATGTAGACTTTAGCGATTGTATATTAAGCGCTGGGCATATGGTAATAATAGACCTCTGGTCGACTGGAGCGTAAAAAAAATTATGGACTGGACTGACTATACTCAAGGCGGAATGGGTGCTGTTATAGGGTCTATTGTAACTGTTTTAGGTTTCAGACGTAGATTAGACGACATAGAGAAGGATCACGAAAGTTTAAAGACAGAGACTCACGATATGTTTAAAGAAATTAGACGAGATATCAAGGAACTTTTAAAAAGGGGCTAACGATGAAAATCTGTATAGATCCTGGTCACGGAGAAAGAGGTAAAGATACCGGCGCTGTCTATGACTTTGCAACTGAGGATGATATTAATCTAGCTATTGCACAATATCTTAATCTAATGCTCTATGGAAAAGACGTTCCTAAAAGTATAACAGCCTTTATGACCCGAACTAGAGATGAAAAAGTCTCACTTGCCCGTCGATGTGAACTTGCTAAACTAGGAGAAGCTGATTGCTTTATCAGTATTCATTGTAACGCTTTTGAGGATCTAAGAGTAAGTGGAATAGAAATCTTTACAGAAAAATTAGCGAGTCCTGAATCTACAATCTTAGCCAAATTTGCGCTAAGGCAGCTTTTACTTATGTTTCCTGAAAAATACAATAGAGGAATAAAAAAAGCTAATTATACAGTATTAGTCGACACAAAAAATATTCCGGCGATTCTCGTAGAGTGCGGTTTTTTAAGCAACCCTAAAGATCGATTTTTCCTAGTAGAGCCTGAAAATCAATTAAAACTTGCTTTTGCGTTAAAGCACGCTGTGCTTAAATTTGCAAGGCATATGCACGAGGTCTAGTTATGAAATTTACAGAACTTGCTATAAGGCCGGCGGGAAAGAATAGATGGCAGTTATTAAAACCTCTATACTGGTCTCGAAATAATAAAATTATTAAAGTTCCTAAAGACTTTATAACTGACTTTGCGTCAGTTCCAAGGATGTTTTGGAGTCTTATACCTCCCTGGGGCAGGTACGGAAAAGCGGCAATTCTGCATGATTTTCTCTACTTTGAGGGCAAACTAAATAGATTATCTTGCGATAAGGAATTTCTAATCGCAATGAAATATTTAAATGTTCCTTTCTATAAATACATAGTTATGTATAGATGTGTTAGACTCTTCGGAAAGCGTGCTTGGGATTATTATAGAGAAAAGAGAGGCTAGATTTTATTGAAATTTTCATTGAAATCTAATTAAATTATGACTGACGAACGATTGATAATCGAAAATATGTTTATGATAGTGAGTAAGGAAAAGGAGGATATTCCTTTCACACTAAACGAAACTCAACAAGCTCTTGATACTAACATGACGGGTCGAGACATTATTCCGAAAGCTCGGCAAGAAGGAGTATCGTCTTATATTCTAGCTCTTTTTTTAGTCCGATGTCTACATATTCAAAACACAAGGGCTGTTGTAATTAGTCATGATCAAGAATCTACTGAAAAGTTATTTAAGAAGGTAAAGTACTACTTAGACACGATTCGAGGCCCGAAAGCAGTCTTAGAGACAAGTTCTAAACGAGAGTTAACGTTTCCTAAAACAAATTCTGTTTTCTACATCGGAACTGCCGGTGCTCGTAAATTCGGCCGAGGCGACACAATTACAGACTTGCATTGTTCAGAAGTCGCTTTCTGGGAAAATCCTAAAGAACTAACTTCAGGACTTTTTCAGTCTGTTCCTCGCTCCGGTACAATCCTGTTAGAAAGTACAGGAAACGGAAAGAACTGGTTTCATAAAAGAACTATGAAGGCATACGAAGGTAAAGGTAGATATCGTTGTCATTTCTTCAACTGGCAAAACTTCAATGAGTACGATCTTAAACTAACTGAAAGCGAAAAGAAACATATTTTAGATACACTAGACCCTGAAATGGAAGAAGTAAATCTATACGAGAATAATTTACTAACTCTAGGACAAATTCAATTTAGAAGGGAGAAACTAGAGGAGCTTGATTATGATTTAGAACTCTTCAAGCAAGAATATCCGATGACTATCGAAGAATGTTTTAAATCTACAGGTCGAAGTGTCTTCTATAAAGTTTGGTATCAGAAATCTAAAGCCTGGCAAAAGCAGTCTCTCGAACTCTCAACACTCGCCGGGCACCCTAAAGTAGACCTACACTATATAATCGGAGCTGATGTAGGCGGCGGGGTAAGACTCGATAATTCTGTAATCGAGGTAGTTTGTCTCGAGACTGGAGAACAGGTAGTTGAGTGGGTTTCAAACATAGTACCTCCTGATGCCTTCGCTAAAAGTATTGCAAACCTTGGAAACTTATACAACAATGCATATATTGTAGTTGAAGCTAACAGTCATGGAATCTTGACATTAAGCGAACTTCGAGGTACTTATCCTACATACTTAATACATAAGAAAAACGTAAATACTGCTGATAGAGATAGCGAGTTACTCCGTTACGGACTTTTACAAACAAGTAGAACAAAACCTTTATCGATAGGTCTACTTAGAAAATTACTGATAGACACAATTAAGATACACAGTCCGTTACTAAGGGATGAATTAGACACCTTTATTGAAAATGATGGCAAGTTAGAGGCCGAAGAAGGATGCTTTGACGACAGAGTTATGGCTATGGCCGCCCTTGCTTACGGCTTTGAACGAGGTGGATTATTAGTAGACAGCGCTCCAAGACAAAGATCAACTGTTAATGATCCTTTTAGCCTTGACGCAATTATAAAGGAATTATCGGGTAGAGGTCGAAACTTCCCCATAAAACCACAAGTAGGTAACTATGCAAATTTTATATCTAGCAACTAATAACGACGGTACGGGAGTTGCTCATCAGTTAGAAAGAGAAGGAAATGGCGTTAAAGCTTTTATTCAACATGATTCTGTTTCTGGTACAGGAATTATAGATAGAGTAGACTCTTGGCGAGACTACATCAGTAGCGTTAATTTTGTAGTATCTACTCATATGAGTTTTGCTAGGCACGAAAAGATTTTCAAAGACCTAGGAAAACCTTTTATAGGTTGTTCTCAATTTGGGAATTTGTTATTGACTACGAAACGAGATAGCTTTCTATCTACCTATAACATTCCAAACGACGATAATTTACATATGTCGTACATGCTACACGGCTTCTTTAACGGACAGGATTGGGTAAGACCTCTAGTTTTAAGCAATCTTTACGATAAGTTACTTCCTGAAAACTTAGGTATAACATGCGACAATACAGGAATTGTATTAAAGTCTATTAAATACGAACCTCCTTTTATTGAAAGCATTTCAAAAGGATTGAGAAAACTAGGACTTCGTGATTTAGTCTCAATTTCTTTTAACGAAAATTACGAAGTTCGCCAGATTATCTGCGGACTTCTTCCTGTTGTTACGTATGGCATTATAGAAGGTATGCAGTCTTCACTAACGGATATTCTCTTCAATGTTGCTCAAGGTACAGCAACTGAGATTGACTTTTCTGAAGATTATGTTGTAGGTGTAAAGCTAACCGTCCCTCCTTGGCCGTACAGAAGCGGGGCTGATTTCAACCTAGACCCACTGGAAATCCTAGGTTTAAACGATGAAAACTTAAAACATATAGCACTCTGCGGTGTAATCAAGGAAGGTGATAGATACTTCGCAGATTGCACAAACGGAAATACTATGTATGTTACAGCTCACGGAAGACATTTACACGAAGCACAAAGAAGGGTATATCGAACCTTGAAGAATATATCAATTAGCTATAAACAATATCGAGTTGGAGTAGGGGACGATGTTGAAATACTTCAACAAGATCATATAAGGAAAATTATACATGGCGTATAATAAACGAATACCTGATGTAGGTTGGTGGAGAGATCAATTAGCTGCCGGGATACGATTTCGAGAGCAGAACGCTTTTGAGCATAGATGGCCAACTTGGCGGTCTTATTATCGAGGAGAATGGGATAGCGGCGTACTTCCTATAAACCTTTTCTTTACGCTCTTACGTATGCTTGTACCTAGAGTTCACTTTAAAAATCCTGCAGTTTCTATTGTCTCCGCACAGCCTGGAATGTCTAATGCTATCTTTGCGCAAATTCTAGAACGAGTTGATAATAAACTCCTTACTGCAATGAAGGTAAAGAAGCAGATAAAAAAGATGATTCAAGATACCTTTCTTTATGGAACAAGTTTCGGCAAGGTTGGCTTCGGCTCTCAATTTACTCCTGCTCCTATATCTCCAGTCACTATGCAGCCGCTCTCCAGACGATACGGAGTAGTAGAATATAAAGCAGGAATTTTACCTAACATGCCTTGGTTTAGTAGAATACACCCTAGAAATGTAATCGTACCTAACGGTTGTGAAGATACTGATGACTGTCGTTGGCTATCGCATATTGTAGATAGGCCTATAATAGATGTAAAAAACGACAGCAGGTTTAAAAATACAAACGACATTAATCCAACAAGGCAGGTTTCTATCCAACGGCACGGCACTAATGTTAATATAATGAAGCCAATCGAGATGACGAGACTTTATGAGATTCGAGACAGAAAATACGATCAAGTTACTGTAATCTGTGAAGATCATACAAAGCCACTTTATGTAGGCCCTGATACGTTACAAACCCGAACTGGCTTTTCTATTCTTCCTCTAATCTTTAACGTTGATGGAGATGTCTTTTGGGGAATACCTGATTCAATAATTGTAGAACCGCAACAACTAGAGATAAATGAAATTAGAACACAGGCTATGAAACATAGAAGAGTTTCCATCGTAAAGGTTCTCTATGAACAAGGTGTTATCGAAGAAACAGAACTTGAAAAGATGTTAAGCGAGGAAGTCCTAGCCGGTATTAAAGTCAAAGATATTAATAAAATAAAACCTATGCAAATTTCTAATATTCCTAACGATTTAATGCTAGCCGCAGAGCAAATTCGTTCCGATGTTAGAGAGCAGATGGGGTTCTCGCGGAATCAAGCCGGAGAACTTTCGCAGAAGTCGGGCGATACTACGGCAACAGAAGCCTCTATAGTCCAGATGGCATCTGAGATTCGAGTCAACGAGCGTCAGGATGTTGTAGCTGATATGATGGTAAATCTAGTCGAGACTATACACGAGATTATATTTCAGTTTTGGCAGAAGGAACAAGTAATAGATTTAATAGGCCCGGGAGGAATTCCTGTCTGGGTCGAGTTTTCTGGGAAAATGCTAAGCGGAGGGTCTTTCGAAATCGTTATGGACGCTGACGCAGGTATGCCGATTTCTAGAACGGCGAGGACTAACAAAGCTGTACAAATGTATCAGTTATTAAAGGATAATCCTTTGATAGATCCTATTCTATTAACTAAGCAACTTTTAAGGGAATTCCACGGTGTTCAGTATGATTCACTTCTAAGGGGATTGCCTCAAGGAGCAGGCCAGGCGTTTCCTATGAATGTAGGACAGTTTGGACAGATGATGCAGAATGGCGCTAATTTAGGTTTATCTGCGCCGAAACAAAGGAGTGTATAATGCCTCTATATGATTATATGTGTGAAAACTGCGAAACAATTAAAGAAGTAGTAACCTGTATAGATAAGACAAAAGAGACTATTTTTTGTGGTAGTTGTGGCGCTAAGATGAAACGAATATTAAGCACGTTCAAGATAGAGAAATTTCCCGAAGGTCTGTGGGATATAGGTAACAATTCGATAGAAATTCGATCGAGAAATCAACTTAGGGAGGTGATGAAACGACATAACGATAATCCAGACTCGACAAAACACAGCCAGGCGAAGTATTTAGACGGCTACTCAAGTTATTAAGGAGACACTATGAACGAAGAAGAAATCTACCCATCATTTACTGTAGTATTTAAACCTAATGGCATAGAAGCTTCGATAACAGATTTCAGTGCTATTAATTACGTCAAGATAGACAAAGGAATAAGGGCTGTTGTTAAGGAACGACAGCGACTTATTGCTGCGTCGCTTAAAGAACAAAGACAAAACAAAGTAAAGGAAGGAGACTAGTTATGACTGACGAAGAAAAAAAAGCTGAAGCGGAAGCACTGGCGGCAGAAAGGTTGCAAAAAATGGAAGATAGTATTACAGCCCTATCTACAGGACTATCGTCACTTACGTCTGGAATGAAAACTATGAGTGATAATATTACACAACTCGCAAATACGAGAAAAGATCCTGATAAAAAAGAACGTAAACAAACCGATCTTACTAACATTGAAGTCTTAAGTAGAAAAGAATTTCTTGATGTAATTGAGGAACGAGTCGGAGATATTGTATCGAAGAAGATTTCCTCCGTTTCCGAACACATCAAGGATGTAGACTCAAGAACAACGGAAGAGAATCTTAGTAAGCAAGTTAAGGAAGTAGAGGAGAAACATAAAGATTTTTGGGAATGGCGAGATGAAATAGGTAAAATAGTTAAGTCAAGCCCAGGACTATCTGTTAGGCAAGCCTATCTTCTTGCCAAGGATAGTAATCCCGAAAAGGCCACGGAAATGGCGGAAAAGTATAAAAGCGACGAGGACAGGAAAGCTGAGGAAGAAGCTAAGAAACAGGCGGAACTGGAGAAGAATAAACCTAAGGAAACAGTCTTTGGTGGATTGACTCCTACTTCCGGCGTGACGGAACACAGTAAGGAAATGAGTAAGGACACAGCAGCAGAGTTAGCCTGGGATAAATGTATGACAGGTGGCGAAGAGTAGTCCTTTGAGATAAACTAAATAGGAGATTAATATGGCACTAACTTTAACAGAACAACTTGATAATCTCTATACTACTACATGGGAGCATAGAAAAGCAAAAGCTCACGATAATATCTTCACCGCAACTCCATTTTGGTTTTGGCTTAAAGAGAAAGGCAAATTCCAGACTGAGCAAGGTGGACGTTTTATCATGGAGCCGCTTGAATATGCTAAAAATGATAGTGTAGAGTGGATAGGTAAGGGCGACGCTGTTTCGCTTAATGACTATGAGTTCTTAACTGAGTCTAAGTGGGACTGGCGTTATATGACTGCGTCACTTGTACGTTTCGGAGTCGATGATCAGCAGAATAGAGGAAAAGCAGCTATTATGAAGTTGATGACAAAGAAACTTGATAATACTGAAAACTCTATGATTGATGCCTTAGAGACTGCGTTATTTGCGGCACAGAGTGGGGATTCTATTGAGGGATTACAGAACTTAGTTCCTGATGATCCTACCGCTTCAGAGGATGCCGGAGGTGTGGATCCTAGTACATATACTTGGTTTAGAAATAACGCTAAGGATATGACAGGTCTTTCATTCTCTACTCAAGGTATTGCTGAGATGCGAACTATGTTAAACCTCTGCTCAAAGAATCGTTTACAGGACAAACCTGATATTATAGTTACTGCGCAGACTCCGTATGAGTACTACGAAGATGAAACTATGATTCAGAAGCAGATTGTTAATAAGACATTAGGTGACGCAGGGTTTCAGAATATCGAGTATAAAGGTATTCCAATGATATGGAGTCCGGCGTGCGCTAGTGACCGGATGTATTTTCTTAATACTAACTTTCTTTATTTCGTCTACGATCCTATGATGAACTTCGATATGACGGAATGGAAGGCGATTCCAGATCAAGTAAACGATAGAGCCGCACAGATTATTCTTGCTTGTGCGTTTATTATAACTCGAAGACTTTGCCAAGGACTTTTGTACGATATTGATACTGCATAGTTGATAGAGTTACTCACTTCGGCTAGCATCACCGAGTGTTTATTTAGTCTAGATTATAATGATTTTTTCATTATAATCTAGGCGAGATGCGAAAGGAGATTTATTATGGCTAAAGGACAAAAGAAAGTATTTTTAACTAAACTAACCGACGTATCTTCTACTGATAAAGAAGGTGTTGGTACGATTCGACGAGAAGGTAACGATGAGTATATTTATCTTAAAGGTGTCGGAAGTACAGTAGCCGGAAGTGTTGTTACAATATCTACAGACGGTACATACACTACAGCATTAATAACTACAGCATTAGCCGCTGTTCCTAGAAAACTTGCAGTTGCCATGGCAGCGATTGTAGCAAGTAAGTGGGGATGGTATCAAGTTAAAGGCTACAGTACTGGAATCTACGGTGCTGCTTCTTGTGCGGCAAATACTCAATTATATTCTGACACTGGTACTACAGGTGGCGTAGATGATACTTCTACTTCTGAACACGCTATTCACGGTATGGTCTTAGGCGCGGCAGTTCCCGCTTCTTCGCCTGCGACTGCTGTAGGAATGTTAGACTATCCTTGGACAGCGCCAACTTTTGATTAATTTTAACTTAGGGAGGCTTCGGCCTCCCTTATAAAGGAGTAAACCATGAAGGGTAAAGTACAGCGAAGAGAGCTTCTACATAAAAGAAAGTCCGGAACAGTTCCAGGAAATATCCTGTTCGATGATTTTTATAACATACCTACAGGCATTACTGAAACACTATCGAGGTTGATGCAAACTAAGCAACTAATTTACGGCACTAAGGGTAAGTTAAAACCTAACATAATTCCTAGAAACGTTCTATCCCCTTGGTATCACAATCGTATGCCAACAAATCGAAGTTGTTTTCTTTGGAACGACATCTTCTTTGAGTATTTTAAGTTTATTCCTAGAGGCTGTAGAAATTGTTGGAAAGTAGTAATCGTAACAAATAAAAGACCTAGTAGGCAACGTGTCTTAGACTTATTTACATTAAGGGATATTCTAGTAAGGCTTAACGTTCCTTCAAAATGTGGTGTCGATATACGATTGCATACACCTAATAGATATTCAGGTTTTATCTATGCAGATAATCTTGAAGCAGGAAAACGATATTATCATCTGATTAAAGATGCACTAAGCACAGAGTTCAAAAACAGCACTGTAATACTAAAGAAAGGTTGTACTGAATTTGAACACTCGGTAGGAGATTCTAATTCCTGGGATGAGATAAGTCAGGCAAGACGTTGGGACAATCTTGAAGATTATCTTAACTATATAATAGAAACTAACGATGAGTGTATTACAGAAGGACTTTTTCAACAACAAAACGTAGATACATTCAGATACTGGATAGAGTATGCACACTGTATTGGAGATAGTTCTTGGCGAAAAGCCCTCGAATCTCAAGGATATATAGTGCCAAAGACACTCTTTCCTAAACCGATAACGTATCATGAGGAGAAATAGTTATGTCAGAATGGAGTCAAATTGTAGATAAAGCATTTCAACATAATAAAGGAATTCTACACGGAAACCCTAAAACAATTACAAATGCTGGAGATCCAGCCAGTACAGCGAGTAAAGTAGGTATGCTTTGTTACGATACTACTAACGATGATGCCTATATCTGTACAGTAGCTACAGGAACTTGGGTAAAGATTAACGCTTAGGAGTTATTATGGGAGCAATGACTGAAAGTCAGATGGAAGCTGAAATCAGAGCTAATCTTGGAGATCGAACTGATCTCGACTCCAGACTCGTAACCTTTATAAACTGGGCGCAGGAAGAAATTGCAAGACAGCATACATTTAGAGAGCTTCAAGAGATTAATACTAGTATAACTACTACAGCAGATTTAGTTAAGAATTCTCTACCCACGGGTACAAGAAACTTAATATCTATTAGACTTCTAGACGGAACTAGCAGTCGAAAAGTAATATATGTTCCGTCTGGACTCTTTGATAAAAACTTTCCTAGCCCTGCTGAATACGCAACAAGTCGTCCTACACATTATACTCTATACGGAGACGTCATATACTGGTGGAGAGTCCCTAACGATGCTTATAGTGTCGAACTAAAAAGAGAACTCTGGCCTACTGCATTAACAGCGGCTAGCGCTACAGTCTCAGATTTAGAAAACCTCGACGAAGCTATCTGCGGTCTTGCTACAGCAAAAGCGCTTAAATCTATAGGTGCTGACGTTAAGAAAGTTTCTATCTTTATGAAAGATGCTAACTTTATTATAAAGGAAGCTATTAGACGAGACAAAACTTTATACGCCGATCAGGATATTCGAGCGGACTATAACTTTGGCCGAGGAAGTTCTGATTATTGGTTAGATCCATTTGTAAGAAGATCGCCTTAGGAGGTAATTATGGCGCATACAGAAACTTGGAACGCTGCGTTTGAGAGTTCACCGGCTGATGGAGATTTTATTCCTGACGGCCCTGATAAGATTAGAGATTTAAAACTCGCTGTTCGAGAACGATTAGCAATTGATCATTATATGGATATAGCAGGTACTGACGCAGATCACGGCGAGCATAAAAAAGTTACGTTTCACGAACCTATCAGTACACCTGGAAACGTCGCTGATAAGGCTTTTCTATACACAAAAGATGTCAATAGTAAAGTTGAACTACACTGGGAAGACGAGGACGGAAATGAAGCTCAACTAACTACAGAAGGTGCTTTAAATAGACCTACTGTTATGTCCTTAGGTACGGATCATACAGCAACTGGTGAAATAGCTATTATGACTATGTCCTATACAGGAGCATTTGGTGAAGCGTTATACTTAGATACTAATGGAGAACTAACAAAAGCAGACGCTGATGCTGCCACTACAATGCCCTGTGTTGCTATTGCTTTAGAAGCCGGTTCTGGGAGTAAGAAAGTTTTACTTAGAGGAACGATTCGAGACGATTCTTGGGCTTGGACGGTAGGAGCTACTGCAGGACTTATTTTTGTAGACGTAACCGCAGGAGCCTTAACGCAGACTGCCCCTAGCGGAACAGGAGACCAGGTACAGGTTGTTGGCTATGCTTTGTCTGCTACATCTATGTACTTTAATCCGGCACTCGTTGTTGTGGAGATAGACTAATGATTCTTAGACGAATGGCGTTGTCAAGGACGCAAGAAATAGTAGAATACGACGACGGTTCTATAAAGCGTCTTTGTTACGCAAAGCATAATCCGCATTTCTTTAAAGATAAACGTGGACGTTTATATCCTATAGAACTTTTCCCTCATAGAGATAGAACCCCCAATCGAGAAAGTATTTATGTTTGGCGAAATAATGTCTGTTCAGTGGGAATTAAAAGATCAGGAAATAAGCGAAAGTACTTGGGAATCAGGCCAGACACAGAGCAGGAAGAAGGAAAAGAACAGCTTGAATTTTCTATAGATAGTATAAGATTAGACAATGCTCCGACAACAGTAGACCTTTACGAACCGTCTAGAATAGAACCACATATAATTAGAACTGGTGTTATGACTATTATTAATACCAGACAAGGTGTTAAACAACTCTATAAAGTTACGAATCCAATAAGAAACTTTGAGATTAGATTAAAGCTTGACTTAACTGGACTTGTAGTAAAGCCTACAGGAAAGAATTTTGATTTCTTCAGCGCTGAAAGTAAAAAGTTTCGATTTAGAATCAGACCTCCTGTTTATTTAGATCAAGAGTTTAATCCAATTTTAGATAGTAATATTACACATAGTTTAGTTAAGGAAGGCGGAGACTGGATATATACTAAAAAGAATTTAACTTCGATAGATACTTCAGGTTCTTTTACGCCTTACTATATTGATGCAGATATAGTTTATAGCTCTACAGCTGACGGATATGTTTTAGGTTCTAATGCTTCGTGGGCTACGGCGAGAACTACTCCAACAGATGTCGATTCGACATCAGCTCACGCAGTTACAGGAACAGCGAATAAGTCATTAACTGATACATATATGATCTATCGTGGCTTCTATATGTTCGATACTTCAGGAGTAGTAGCAGCTGCTGGTGCATGTTCGTTATTTATAAGAGGACATACCGATAGCACAGGCACAATGTACGATGTCTGTGCTATGGAAGGAACACAAGGAGATACATTAACTACAGGAGACTATAACGCATTTACAGGAGTTTATTACGGAATAGTCGATCCTTGGGTCGCTTCTGATTGGAATGAAATAGTCTTTAACGATCTAGGTTGCGGAAATATTAATGGGGGCGGAACTACATATATTTGTTGTAGAAATTATACACATGATTATTCTAATACTCCTGTAGGTGTAACCTCCGCACATCAAGGATATTATACAGATCAAGCAGGGCAGGATTACGATCCATACCTTTCAATAGATGCACTTTGGCCGCACAAAGTTTATGGTATAGATGCTCCGCAGAAGATTGTAACTATAGATGGACACTATATTCAATCTTTTGCGACAGTAGATAAGTAAAAATTAAAGGATAGATTATAATGATTTTTTCATTAAAATCTAATAAAATATGTCAGACTTAGAGTATAAATTTCCATCGCTTTTGACAAACTACAGTAATCCTACAGAATCTCTTCGTGGATTAACTCGAGCTTTAGAGATTATGAGTTCTGAAATCGTTAAGGCAGTTAACACGAAACAGGATAAGCATTATAGGCGTGTCTTAGTTTTCCCCCCATCTACAGTAGTAGGCTCAAATGTTTTAAAACCTGATGGTACCTGGGTTGATGTAACTGGGACTACAACTGCTGGTTTGCAAGAGGCTATAGATGTAATGGCAGCAGTTGAAGGTTGGGATTTAGAAATAATTGGTGGAGAAGAACCAATAACAAGAGGTGCTATTGTATATAATGTATCAGATACTTTATCATTTCCTCCCATGCAAGGGAAAAGTATAAAAATTGGGGCTGCCACTATCAACTGTAATAATTCAATAGGTGCAGGCGCCGGCATACAGTTTGATACTTGTTTAATGGTTGACTTTGATATAAGTGGAGGACAAATAGTGTACGGTACAACAAATACTGCCTTTAATGTTCTATTTCAACCTACAAATCCTGCCCCCCTTGATACATGGGTAACGGGTATAGCTGATTCTACATTCAAATTTGGGGCGATAGCTACTAACCCAACAGTGGCAGGTACTGCATCTGTAAGATTCAATAATACCATAGGGGGAATGGGTAGTAATTATTTTGAGTTTCAAGAAATCAATGGTGGATATGAAGGTATTAGTATTGTAGGCATGACATCAACCACTGCCTTTCAAAATAACTTTATCAAATGTCCTCACGTTCATGGATTTGGAGATGCCGCACTGCAATTAGGTAGTGACGCTGCTAGTAAGTATGCCTATGGTAATGATATTCACATAGTAACTCAAAGAGATGCAGCACAGACTCCTACTAGAAGATTAGACATTTGGGGTTATAATAATACTATAAGGGCGCAACTTTATTCTGATAGTGATGCTGTTAGTAATGTAGTTTGGGAATCGACCTCTTACGGAAATCTTCTTATAACAAACTCAATAGATATGAATAAGATAATTAATTCTGCTACTATAAAAACAAATAGAATTATTTACCCAAGAGTTAAACTATATGGGGCAATAGACGTAGGTGCCTCACCAAATATCTATCAAAATGTATCTTCTTTTAATGAAGTAGTTATAGTCAGTGGAGGAACCGTTTCAAATATTGATTATAGCACCGACAACGTTACTTTTTATGACGCTGGAGCAACATCTGGAAGTTTCCCTTTGCCTATTGGAACTTATTTAAGAGTAACATATACAGCTGCTCCAACTATGTATAGAATCTATTAATAATGAATGAAGAAACTCAATAAATACTTTTTTCACATATAGACTATATTAGAGGTTATAATGCCAGATTGGGAAAGACTTATTTTAGATAACTTAACAAAAGGCTATGATGTTCGGCAACCTCCGAATAAGCTTCCGCCAGGAGCTTCTCCATTTATAGAAAACCTGATTTTCAATCAAGGTAGGTTAGAGACTGACGACGGCTATTTGAAAAAGGGAGCTCAGGTTCAAAAGCATCCTAGATTAATATATCAGTTTACAAGAACTTCAGGAACTACGGAAGTTGTAGTTATTACAGACCAAGCTTTTATAATTTGGACAGTTAATCAATGGCAGCGTGTAGGGAACGGAACAGCTACGACGTGTACAGGAATTCAAGCAGAAGGGACTACAAACCTAGTTGTCGCAGATTCGACAGGATTTACTGTAGGAATGTGCGCAGGAATTATACTTGATAACGCAAAACAGCATTTAAGTACTATAATGGCAGTCCCAGATAGTACGCATGTAACTATAGAAAATGGCATTCCTGCAGGACGTACAGCGCCAGATGGTTCGGCTGTAATAGAAACTGTATTCTTAAACGGACAACCTACGCTTCCCGTAACTGCTGCTACATTTCCTGCTAGCGATATTATGCTCTTTACGAATGGAACAGACAACGTAAAGTATTATAATGGAGATGTCGTACAGGACGTTCCTAATCTCGTAACGGCTGTAGGAGGAGGAAACTGTTATGCTAGTATTGTACGAGTAAAGGATAATAAAGTCCTTCTATACAATATGAACGAAAACGGAACAAATTATGCACAAAGAGTTCGTTGGTGTGCTACTGGAGACTATACGGATTGGACTACTTCCGGTGATGCGGGTTTTGAGGATTTATACGGAAGTGAAGACCCGATAACGGCGGCTGAAAAACTAGGCCCTTATATGATAGTCTATAGAGAGAATTCTATCGAAAGGCAAGAATGGGTAGGTTCTGCTTCCTTACTGTATAGTTTCGAGAAGACAATTACATCTGACGGAGTATCTTCCGTTAATGCTATAATCAGAGATAAGTCTGTGCATATTGTAGTAGGTAACCAGGGATTCTATATTTATGATGGAGGCTATCAACTAGTTGAATTCGGACAGGAAGTCTTTGATAAGATTTTTGGACAATCTGCTACGATCTCGACAATGTATAAAATAAATATAGCTACTGCCTACATAGATAGATTAAAACGCTATTACTTTCTAATTCCTTCCGATTCAGAGGTATGGCCTAGTAGATGTTGGATATATAGTATAATAGATACAGCATGGACGTCTAGAGTATTTAGTGAAAATGTAAGTTTTATGGTTCCTGTCGAAGTTTCTTCTGGTACTACGTGGGCAGAAGCTAGTGGAGAAACTTGGGACGATCCTGCGTGGAATATAGCTTGGAATGACATCTCTCTAATGTCAGGTAGTTCGGATATATTCTTCATAGGCGAGGATGATAATATATATAGTTATAATAATACCTATACGGATGATAACGGAACTGATATAATCGGAGAGTATCATACATCTGAAATCTACACAGAAACGGGGCAGATTAGAGTCAATAGGATCGAGGTAAAGGCAAAAGGTTCTTCGATAACTGTAGAGTATTCAGAAGATTCCGGAGCGACCTGGAGTTCTTACGGAACGTTAACACCTGGAAGTGCTTATGTTTTACAGTCTATATGGAAACAACTTATTGTTCCTAGAGTAATGTTTAGGTTTACAGGAACACAATTCGGGTTGGATAGAATTTTAATCGAGTGGAGAACTGAGAGTATATATTAAAGGAGGTCTATTATGGGATGGGGATCAGTAGTTGGAGCAGTAGTTGGCGGTTTATCCTCGTTGAATAAAAGTAAACAAAAAGATAAAGTCAAATCAGCTCCCTTGTGGAATACTTGGCAAAAATCAATAGCGCCATTTCTTAATCCGTATCTTATGCGAGGCACAGAACTTCCTGTCGATCCTGGACAGACAGCGTTATCGACAGCCTCGTTAACGGCTATGGAACAGTTCGCACAAAATATGTACGGGGGAGGCGCCGGGGCTGACCGAGGTATGAAAGGACAGGGGGAAGACGCACTCAAGCATGTGCTTGCGCAAGGACCTACAAATGTAGAAGACTTCTATAAAACAAATATAGAACATCCGATGTTAGAATCCTTTAAGCAAGATATTATGCCGGCGATATCTAGAGAATACACTCCATCAGGATTCTGGAGTTCTGAAAGAACTAGAACTGAAGAGCGCTCGAGAGAAGATCTTCTTGACGCTTTAGTGCAAGCTAAGGCTGGACTAGAATATAAGTCTAGAGAAGACAATCTTAATAGACTTTTACAGGCTTCCGGAATGGCTAGAGACTTCTCGACTAGAGATCTTACAGAACTTGCAACTTTATTCGGTGCTGGTGAGCAACAGTACGGAAGGGAGAAGGCTGTTTTAGACGAACAACAAAGAAGAGAAGAGGTAAGAAATAGAGCAATCCTTGCCGCTCTTGGACTTTCTACACAGGAAAATATTGCGTTTACTGGCGGCGGACAGGGAAATATTTTACCTTATGCCCTCGGTTCCCTAGGAGAAGCTTTCGATCAGACTAAGTGGGGAAAATCGCTTAATAAGTAGGAGGATAAATTATGGCTACAGTAGTTCATAGACAAAGAGATGATACTGGTGTTGAGTTTTTTAAAGAACTATACAGAGGAATACAGCAAAGGAAAGCTGAGGCTAGAGAAGCAAAAGAGTATCAAAGGAGACTAGACGAACAACGAAAATATTTCGAGGATATTCTTAGACCTAAACAACTAGAGGATAAAATAGACTTTCTCAAAGCGGAAAAAGAGGCGCAGTTAGGAGTTTTAAGAGACAAGGAACTATTAGACCTTAAACTTGAACAAGGTATAACTAAAGCAATTAAAGATCGAACAAAACAACAACGTGATATAGACGCTAGAAAAGAAGCTGCGAAACTTAAGGCAGATGCTGCGCTTAGAGCGGCTGAAAAATTAGCTAAAGCAAAAGAAACACGGTATGAAGAAGTAGATCAAAATAAATTCCTAGAGTGGTTTAACGAGGAGTCTCAGAGACTTAGTTCCGCAAGTGCTGGAATAAAGGAACAGTTTGTTAAGACGGCACAGTTGAGAGCAAATGCACTCGGTCTTCCTTATACAGTTGGATTAAAGGAGGGGGCATATTTTGGACTCGGTAAATCTTCCTTTACTTTAACAGATGAAGGTGGCGAGGACGTATCTTCTAAGGCTACAAAAAATATTAAAGGAACAATAGACGATCCGTATAACATAAACTGGGATTAATTTTAATAGATTATAATGAAATTTTCATTGAAATCTAAGGATAAATATTATGCCTTTTATGATAACTCCAGCTAGTAAGAATATTCGATTCACGATACCTAAAGATAAAGAAGCAGATATAGACGCAGATCGGGTATGGGAAGAAAAACTATCTAGCCATGTCAAAGCTCTTCCTTATATGCCTGAAGGATACCAGAAAGGATACGGGAGAGGTTCTATTTTCGGGGCTAGTGATCCTGAAAACCTAGACACTGAAATAGCACAGGTAGCTTCCAGTATTACAGAAGACGATCCAGATAAAGAAATTAATATTGTAGCTGGCCAGATGGTAGGAGCGAGGGATAAGTTAATAGATACCTATAGACCATATCGTTCTGATGTAATTACTCGCTTAGGTACACACAGTATGACAGGTGATAGAGTAGGAAAACTCGGAACACAAACGGTTAGAGTTTTAAAAACAGGCACAACAAAAGATGGAACTAGAATTGCTAAACTCGAAGACGGTAGAATTGTTCCTATGCTTCTAACAAACGATGTTAGACTTCTAGCAAATCCTCGAGACAGTGAGGAGGAGATTCGAGCTAGAGAAGTTGAAAAATATATAGGAGAAGAAGACTTAGATAAGTTTCGAGCAGACGCTTACGGAGAAATAACTGAACCTCTTTCTGTAACAGTTGGACAGGTAGCAAAGCATTGGTTACTAGATCCTGCTATGCGAGCTACTGGTATTGTTTTCGGGATTCTTCCACCTGTGCAAGCAGTAGCATTAGGTGCAGGAATGGCGAAAGGGATACAGGATATTAGAATAGAATCAAGGGGTAGCTACCTAGCAGATAATTTTCATGTTTTACATGAGGGTATAATAAGCTCTTATAAAGCAGCGTTCGAGAAAGGTTCTTTCGGTGTACTTCCGAACGAGATAATTAAGACAGGCTTTGGCAAAACTTTAGGTGAAGCTATTAACGAAAGTTTAGGTGTGTCAAACGATCCTGGAAAGCGAACTATGTTAAACGAAGCGAAGAGGATGGTTGGAAACTTCGCCGACATAACAATAGATACACTTTGTTTTCTAGCCGCTGACCGAACTCTTGGTGGACATGCCGCCGTTAATGCGCTTAGACAAGAAGTAAACGGAGTACATAGCGCTATAAATCAACAGGGTATATCAGCTTCAGCTAAAGCAGAAGGCGCAAAATTGTTAAAGGATAGTAAAGCACTTCTTGAGAATCGACAGCTTCTTATCCATACAATAGACACATTAAGAAAGTCTAAAAAGTTTCAGGAGATGCGAGTGTCTATGGCAAAGGCTGCGCATAACGCACAACTCCTCAAAGATAAAGAAATGATAGGACAAAGAGGGTCTGTGTTAAGAGGTATAAAAGGAACGAAGCATACTACAGCTAAGGCGGAAGAGATTAGAAATTTATTAAAAGATACTTCGTGGACACCTAATAATAGATATGCAGGCCTTCTTGATGATCACCCCGCTGTAGTTAATATGAATAGAATCAGAAAAGAACAAGGCCTTCCTCCGTATATATCTGAAGGAGGAAAGGAATTAATCGCTAGTGCCCAAAGAGAAGGGCTTAATCAAGGACTTCAGAATGTAGTTAAGGAAGCAAAAGGATTCAATCCTGAAATGATTAAAGATGCTTTTGATAGGGTTACATCGATAAAAAAACCTAAAGTAAGTCCTGCAGATAGACTTCTTGCTAAGGAAATGCTACAGAAGATGGAAGTGTTTAGGGCTAGAGAATCAGAACTAGCCTTGAACGTTCAAAAAATGCTTATAGCTGATACAAGAGAACTAAGACGTGCAGGAAAGTATACTCCGCAAGAAATAAGCTCAAGAGTTTATAGCACACTGTTGGATAAAAATAATCCCTATCATAATATTTATAAACTAGTAAAAAGCCTCGGAGTCAAGATTAAAACTGTGCCAAAAACTGCAGGATCAGCCCGGGCTTTAGGTAAATATTCACCTGGCGAAAATACAATCGAAATTAGAGCTTTAGGTAGAGAAGGATTGATTAAACAGGAAGCTGAGGAGTTAATGACTACGTTAAACCATGAATGCTCGCATGCGTTGTCAAGTAACTTCAGTAAGATTTTTGGACGTAGTCTTAATACATCTATACGTTTGCGAGGATTGATGCAGGATCTCGATTCCCTCTCTAAACCTGAAATTATAAAATTACACTTTAATCAACACTTTAAAGGCATACGTATAAAGCCTAACGGGGAACTTAATGTATTATACGTGCCAGAAGAGTTTGTCGCATACTCGTTGACTGATCCTAAAATAGCTGAATGGCTTATGAGTATACGTGTGCCTAGAGTACAGAAAGGTCTCACCGCACGTACTGTTTGGGAAGATATGGGAGATATAATGCGAGAGTTGGTGGTTAAGGAAGCTGATTCTGTAAAAACTACTGACATTCTAAAGGCTAATCTAGATAGCGCATTCTCCGGAATGGTAGACATAGTTGCCGACATTTCTCCAGGAAGGATGAAGTTTGGGTTGAGTCCTTATACAATAAAACATGGAGTTAAGCAAGACCCAGGTATGGTGACGTTCGAATCTATGGGACTTCAAAATATCTATGAATCAATCGAAAAAGGAATTAAGGCAGGAACAGGAATTTATAAAAACTGGAAGACGAAAGATACACAAACAGCTAAAGAACAACAAACAGCTAAAGAACAACTCAACGATGTTTTTGATTTAGTTAGTGAAATTCTAAGACACGAGTATGGAAAGGAAACCTTCGGAGTAAGCGCTACAAAGACTATAATACAAGCAGCAAGAGAAGTCGGAAGCACGATTAAGATGCGGAGAGGTTTTAAACCTTACTTATTAAAGGCTGATAAGTCTCGAATTCCTCTAGGAGAAGTAAGCACGAGTAGAAGAAAGGTAATGGACAACGCTGCAAAAGCCTTAGGTCTAGGCGATACAGCAGAAGGATATAAACAAGAAGTTGCCGATGTACACCTAGCATTAGCAGTAGAAGAAGGAAAGATGGCATTTATGAAGTGGGCTTTTGAAGGGAATCTTGATAATATAACCCCTGATAAAGCTTTTAAAGCTGCTGAGAAACTCGAATCTTTAATAATCGCAAGAAGAAAAGGGAAGAATATAGAGTATCTAGGAGATCAATGGTTAAAAACAGCTGAGACAGTATTAGGGAGAACTCCTTCCGGAAAAGAACTTTATAAGAAACTTCGCTTAATTAGAGATAAGTCAGAAATAGGATTTGGAAATAGTTTTGTTGACGTTCAAAACGCCTTGAAGAAGCACAAAATAACTAATCAAAAAGATATTGATGATGTTAGACTTGTACTTGACGGGTTTAATCCAGGAGACATAAAAACTGGTGTATTAGAAGCAGCGAAAGAAATTAGACTTGTACTTGACGACATATATAAAAAGGCTAAGTCTGGCGGTGTCAAGATAGCAGGGTATATAGATGATTACTTTCCGCATATTATAGATATTGATTCCTTAAAAGGTGGAAAGATTCGTAAAGAAGTTCTAGATGCAGTAGTTAAAGAAGGAAGATTTATAAGTAGAGGAATAGCTGAAAGAAACCTTGATAGTTTTCTTAACTTTGTTGGTGGAAACACAACTGACTTAACGTTTATCAAATGGCTAGCAGAGCAACAGGGGATAACTAAAGTTGAAGCGTTGAAAATATGGCAGAAAGAAATAGCTCCGCATTATAATAAGGTTACTGGACATCTAACAAAAGGAAGGTATAAAAATCTACCCTGGTATAATAGAAACCTTAATACAGTTTTGTCTGATTACTTTTTAAAGGCTCATAAAGGGATAGAGATGACAAAGCAATTAGGGAAAAGGAAAG